GATACCCTACGTGGTAAGATTAAACAATTTGCTTCTACTGTATCTTTACAAGGTGGATACAAAGTTATTATCCTTGATGAGGCTGATTATCTTAATCCTCAATCAACCCAACCCGCTCTCCGTGGATTCATCGAAGAGTTTTCAGATAACTGCCGGTTTATTCTTACATGTAACTTTAAGAACCGCATTATTGAACCCCTCCATTCTCGTTGTGGCGTTTATGAATTTAATACCACGAAGAAAGATTTAGCTGATTTAGCAGCACAATTTTTCAAACGTTTCATATACATATTAGACCAGGAAAGTGTTTCTTATGAACAGAAAGCTGTAGCTGATCTAATTATGAAACATGCTCCTGATTGGAGGAGAGTAATCAATGAAGGACAGCGCGTATCTATTAGTGGTGCTGGCATTAACGGCCAGTCCAGTAATAATGTTAGTGGCAACGTTACTGAACTTGTGACAGCTTTAAAAGACAAAAACTTTAAAGTGATGCGTAAGTGGGTTACAAACAACATGGATGTTGAGCCTGTGGCAATCTTCCGTGGCCTCTACGATAATATGTATGAATACCTTGAACCCCAATCAATTCCACAAATGGTTCTTATTCTAGCAGACTATCAGTATAAGGATGCATTTGTAGCTGACCATGAATTAAATGTGGTAGCATGCATGACAGAAATTATGGCACAAGTGAGTTTTAAATAATGGCACCATATGATGGACTAAATGATGCTTGTATATTTGATTTTGAAACGTTGTCTCAAGATCAGATTTCAGGTGTTGTTCTTTCAATGGCTATGGTTAATTTTTCTGAGACTAGATTTAGTGGTGATAACCCACATACCTATGAAGAACTATTAGCTAATAGTAAATTGATTAAATTTAACGTAGAGGAACAGGTTAAGACCTATAAGCGTAGTATCAATAAGGAAACGCTAGAATGGTGGAACGGGCAACCCTCCGAGGCACGGAAGCAACTTAAGCCTTCGGATGAGGACAAATCCATCTCAGAACTCTATAACTTTTTTATTGTAAATAAATCAGCAAATGTAACCAAAGTCTATACGCGTGGTAATACATTTGATCCTATTTTCCTTGAACATATTATGAAGCAGTGTAACCAACCTATGCCATATAATTGGTGGGAAGTACGTGATACTCGTTCCACTATTGAAGGTTTAACATGGGGTTCTGGTCTCAAGAATAGTTTTATTCCTGAAGGGCTGGAAGAAAAGTTTATTGCACATGATCCACAACATGACATCGTTATGGATGTTATGCGGATGCAAACTGTGGTAAGATATATAAATGAATCACTTTGACTATTTAAAATCCATTAATGATACAAAAGACGATATCATGATTGGTGAGCAAGCCGAGAAGGATTACAATCCTTTCATGGTTAACCGTGGGCTTGGTTACTTTTATGATACGGTTGCTCTTGCAAATGTCATGAATCAATACCATAATATTGACAAAAAGCTACAATATCACTTTTTTATAAATACTGTCAGGAAACGTAAACGTTTTTCTAAATGGAATAAACCTGAAACACACAGTGATATTGAAGTGATAAAAGAGTACTATGGCTATAGCAATGACAAAGCAAGACAAGTCCTCTCACTTATATCGCCTGAACAAATAAAAATTATAAAAGAAAAGGTGAGTAAAGGTGGAAGAAAATAGTATTATTGAATGGTCTCCAACAACCATGTTGGAAATCACACTAAACGAACCAGACGACTTTTTAAAGGTTCGTGAGACACTAACTCGTATCGGCGTAGCTTCCCGTAAAGATAAGAAGCTTTATCAATCCTGCCATATCCTACATAAGCAAGGACGTTATTTTATCGTTCACTTTAAAGAGTTGTTTATGTTGGATGGTAAGAAAGCAAATCTCGAAGACAATGATATCGCACGTAGGAACACCATCGCCACATTGTTGAGCGACTGGGGACTAATCGATTTTGTGAAGAAAGAAGAATTGGTGGTGGCACCTCTGCGTCAAATTAAAATCATTTCGTATAGAGATAAAGATAATTGGGAATTATGTCCGAAGTACAACATCGGAAATAAATAATCACCTGATGCATATTAGGTATTCCATTTTTGTATAGCTTATGATACTATATAAATTATAAATAGTTTTGCAGTGCGGATGGTCCGGCTGCAAAACTATTCTTGCTTGTAAAAGGAGAAAATTATGACAGGCGTACAATCACTATTTCCACGTTCATCTTTTGTTGGCTTTGACCATTTACTTAATGAATTAGATTATGTAGCAAAGCATTCACAAGATCATTATCCCCCACATAATATTATCCGAGCAGGTGATCACGATTACCTAATCGAATTGGCTGTGGCTGGATTTAGTAAAGACGAGCTTAACATCGAAGTTAAAGATCGTACATTGACTATTACTGGTGAACACGTAAGTAAAGGTCGCGAGTATATTCACCGTGGCATTTCCACTAAGAAATTCAAACGCACCTTCAGGCTGTCTGAACATGTAAAAGTAAACGGAGCAGATCTGGTAGACGGAGTATTGTCAGTAGAACTGAGATACGAGATTCCACAGGAACTGCGTCCTCGTAAAATCGAAATCGGTCATTACGAGGAAATAACAAATGACACAGACACTAAAGAGCTTCTTCAAGAAGCTGATTAACGACTATGGCGAAGCAAAAAAATTCCGTGCGACAGTAAAGGAATTGCGTGCTTTGACTGATAAAGAATTGAACGACATTGGTATTAACAGAGGCGATATCTATTCTATCGCACGTATGGATGGAGACATTAACCCTAATCTAAAAGGACATGTCTAATGTTTTATACTGAAACTGTTACTATCGATCATCGTTCATACTTCCAAAAACTTTGGACTGGTTTTCAAAACTGGTGTGAAGTTGTTGGGTATAGCAGAGCAGCTGCGCACTTAGCATCTCAAGGATACTATGAGGAAGCTAAGCATTGCATGGAGCAGATTGCAAAACTGAAACGCTAATAGAAGAATCTTAGCAGAGGGGCTGTAATGGCCCCTTCGATCACAACACAGACACAGGAGAATATTATGTCTAATCCTTATCAAATCCGTACCGACGTTCTAGCAATGGCAAAGAACATGTTGGACAAGCAATATGACACTCAGATGGAAATTGCAAAAACCATGTTCGAAGCAAACAAAGAGAACCTAGAACTTGCTACCGAAGCATGGAACAGGTACATTCCAAAGATGTACACGATGGAAGAGGTTATGGAAAAAGCCAACGAAATGTATTCATTTGTTTCAGAAAAGAAATAAGTTATTGATTACAAACAAAAAGAAAAGTGCGCTTCGGTGCACTTTTTTGTTTACAAATGGTTTGAACTGTGGTAGTCTAGATATATCAGCTAATGGAGAATATTATGACTACATCACAACTTATCCACCAATATCTTCAAACTAACACTATCAAAAAAATTCCCCAATCCAAACTCAAAAAACATAACATCCCCACCTTCAAACAACACTACTATCTCCAAAACAAATCTAAATCTTCCACCACCACTACCTCTCCCACCAAAATCCAATACTCCTAATAAAGGACTTATATTATGACTCACACACAACACACCTTTGATATCGCCTGGGATTGTGACATTCAATCTTTTCTAAAATTTCTACTTGACCATGACCTTAAACTTGAATCCTTCATTCCATATGGGCCTGGTGGTGGGAATCCGGAAATAACCGTATCTGGTCCACCAGACCAAATTGAAGAAATAAAAGCAATAATGTAAACTTAGGGGGTGTACAACCCCCTCTTTTTATTTTATAATAGACTCCAAACCGGAGGTATATTTTTTGACATTCTACACATCTGTAAATCGCTATGGCAACTCAATCTTGTATCGTGGTGTAAATGCCAGCGGTGCACCTATTGCTACTAAGATTCCGTTTAAACCTAAGCTATACATTCCTACTAAGGACGCATCTGAGTTTAAATCATTTAATGGTGAACCTGTAAAGGAAGTAGAGTTTGCTTCCATGCGTGAGTCTAAAGAATTTATTGAAATGTATGATGGTACTGAAAACTTCCATATCTATGGTACCACAAACTACATCCATCAATTTATTACTGAACGTTTTCCTACAGACATCCACTTTGATATCCGTCATGTAAATGTAGTCAACATCGATATTGAGGTAGCAAGTGATGATGGTTTCCCTACACCAGAGGAAGCTGCTTATCCTGTTATCTCTATTGCATTAAAGTCCAGTAAGTCATCAGTGTATCAAGTCTGGGGTCTTGATGATTACGATCCAACTAAGTCTGAATTGGATGTCATGTCTCAATATCATAAATGTGATAGTGAAGAGGAATTGTTAGCTAAGTTCTTGGGTTATTGGACTAAGAACTATCCTGATGTTATTACTGGCTGGAACACTCGTTTCTTTGATATTCCATACCTGGTAAATCGTATTGCTTTGATTGGATCAGACACTGCAGCCAAACGTCTTTCACCTTGGAACATGGTAAACGAACGTATTACAACTATGGGTGGTCGTCAGTTACTAGGTTTTGAATTGGTAGGTATCCAACAAGCTGATTACCTTGAGTTGTTTAAAAAGTTTGGCTATTCATATGGCCCGCAAGAATCATATAAGCTTGACCATATTGCTTACGTAGTTCTTGGTGAACGTAAGTTGTCATATGAAGAACACGGTAACCTGTACACTCTGTATAAGGAAGACCATCAGAAGTTTATTGACTATAACATTAAAGACGTCCAGCTTGTAAATCGTATTGATGAAAAGATGGGATTGATTTCTCTTGCTCTTACGATGGCATACAAAGGTGGTGTTAACCTTGGTGATACGTTTGGTACCACTAACATCTGGGAATCAATTATCTACCGTAGGTTGCTAAGTAAAAAGATTATTTCACCACTGAAACAAATTAATAAAGTTCCATATGCTATTGTGGGTAACCCTGACAAAGAAATCAAATCTTCTATTGCTGGTGGATATGTAAAAGAACCACAGGTTGGTTCACATGATTGGGTAGTATCCTTTGACTTGAACTCTCTGTATCCTAACATTATTGTACAGCAAAACATTTCACCTGAAAATCTATATAAAGATTACACCCATCGTTTCCCTCAAGGACCAGATTATTACTTGGAAGTTGATAGGTCTCAGCCTATGAGTAATGAGTTTGCAGTATGTGCTTCTGGTGTACCATTCACAAAGGATAAGCAAGGTATTATTCCTGAGTTGATTGTTGATTATTATGCTGAACGTAAAGCTGTCAAAAAGAAAATGCTTGAGGCTCAATCGATGTATGAGCAATCAAAGGACAAAACTCTAGAGTCTCAAATCAACCAGCTTGAAAATAACCAGATGGCAATTAAGATCCTGCTCAACTCATTGTATGGTGCATTGGCCAACAAGTACTTTAAGTATTTCGATAATGCACTTGCTGAGTCGGTTACTCTTACTGGTCAGACCGTGATCCGTTGGGCGGAACAAGCTATCAACAAAGAAATGAATAAACTACTACAAACTGATAAAGACTATGTTATTGCGATTGATACTGACTCGGTCTATATTAACATGGGGCCTGTAGTAGAAAAGTTTGCACCAAAGGATCCAGTCAAGTTCTTAGATAAAATTTGCCAGGACCATTTTGAAAAAGTATTGGCTAAAGCGTATGATGAGTTTTACTTTGTAATGAATGGTTACACTCCTCGTATGGAAATGGCTCGTGAAGTTATTGCCGATCGTGGAATATGGACAGCAAAGAAACGTTACATTCTAAACGTACATAACTCAGAGGGTGTACAGTACGCTGAACCAAAGCTCAAGATGATGGGTATCGAAGCTATCAAGTCATCTACACCTGAGGTTGTCCGTGATAAGTTCAAACAAATCTTTAAAGTAATTATTAATAGTACTGAATCAGAAACACAAGATTTTATTGCTCAGTTCCGTCGTGAGTTTAATAGTTTAGATCCTGAAGCTGTAGCATTTCCTCGTGGTGTATCAGAAATTGATAAGTGGAAGGATCGTAAAAACATATATAGTAAAGGTACACCAATTCACGTACGTGGCTCTTTGCTTTATAATAATGCGCTTAAACAGCATAACCTGACCAAACGATACGAGTCTATCAAGACTGGCGAAAAAATCAAGTTTCTATATTTAAAAACGCCTAATCCTATCAAAGAAAACGTAATTTCATTCCCAGGCATCCTGCCTAAACAAATTGGTTTACATCCATATGTAGACTATGGTATAATGTTTGAGAAGACGTTTATTGAACCGTTGCGGCCAATCCTTGATGCTATGGACTGGTCACCAGAACCAACGGCTACCTTGGAGGATTTCTTTGTATAATGTATTCTGTAACGATATTTAACAGTAGGTTTGATAATAAAACTGACAAGCGTCTTGACTTTGAGACCTGGGATCAGTTTACTAATCTGCTACGTAAACTATCACAACGACCATTGAAAGGAAAAACTGATGCTGAACTTATT